GACTGGCGTGAAAAACATTGGAAAGACACGAAATGAGCAGGACTGATACCACCGACCCGGACGGTCTGCACTTTTTCCGCGTCAAATTCAACGATGCCGGAGAAATGTACGGACTGACCCAAGTCACCACCGATTGAAAGGAATTACCATGACCCGCTATCTCGTAGGGGACCAACAACTGCGTTACGCAATACACTTTGCCATAAGCACTCTGGACATTAACAAGCAAGATAAGAATTACATCATCGAATCAACTGTCAAAGTCTCCGATGAAGTCCTAGGATTATTGGCCTCATCGAAGACCACCGAATCGGAACAAACCGAGAATCCCAAACAGGATGCTGGCAGGGAAATCGATACGAGCGCGTACCCATTTATCCAACTAGAGGCAGACGAACTCGTCCGGATGATCTGTGACGCCTACCAAACCGGCGTATTTTCAGGAAAGGAGCAATCATGAAATTCACGAAACGCGCATACATCAAAGTTTGGCAGAACTCCCCCATAGACGACCGCGAAGACACCACCATAACCCTCTATGACTACGAGGATGCGAACGAACTCAACAGTATCCCGGTATCACTACTCTACCTGCTGGAACGTTATGCATTCGTCAACAGTATGGACGAATTCGACACTCTTGAACACTGCCTTACAGCCGAATCGTTCGATCTCATAAGCTTCGTCAAAACCTACCGGGACATACTCAGCAAAACCGGCGACTTCTGGACGCCCCTGAAGTTTATCACCGCCAGTCCGAAACCCGTGGACGGTATCCCACCCGTCTCGTACTGCCCACGCTGCGGAGCGTTGATCTGGCCGGACACCACACAACGCTGCATCAACGGACAACCCGAAAACGACGCCGAATATTACCGACGAATCCTCGAAATCTACAAGAACAACCCAGACCCGCTGTTCTGCCACAATTGCGGGCAACGCCTCAAATACGTCAGCCAACACCAACTAGCCTACAAGCACCAAAGCAACCGTGCCGACATCCTACGCACACTCAAACTCAAGGCGGAAACGCAACCGACGTTCGATCTGGCGGAGGCCAACCAATGATAGGCGAACCATTATCGTTCAACCTGTTCATCCCCGGCATCCCCGCCAGTAAAGGCTCCTACCGTCCAATCACCGGCAGGAGCCGAACCACAGGCAAACCCGTAACCCGCCTAATACCGATGGACAAGAAGGAACGCCCGTGGCGCGACCACGTGCGCGACACCATCCTCAGCCACAAACACCCAACCATCCCACCCAACTCATACATCAAAATAGAAACCACGTTCTACCTGCCACGCCCCAAAACCATCCCACCCCACAAACGCAAACACCCCACAGTCAAACCCGATATAGACAAACTCCAACGCGCCCTGTACGACGCCATCACCGAAACACACATCTGGCGCGACGACTGCCAGATAACCGACGTAACCAGCCACAAACGATACGCCGACAACACCCCTACCGGCGTATCCCTAACGATCACATGGGAGCCAAACCAATGAAGAAACCAAGCGAATTCGACTACTTCCGCAACACCGACAAGCCGGAGAAAAACACAACCAGCTACAAAGTAGGCCGCATCCTCGGCATCCTGCTACTTACCCTAGCAGTCCTACTCACCACCACCGGCACCATAGCCCTACTCAAACTACTCATAACCTACATCCTCACGTAAGGAACCATCATGCCCCTCAGCCAACACAAAACCGAACTAGCCCTCCAATGGCACCGCAAACACTACAACACCGAATACATCGCCAACCTACTCAACACCACCCCAGAAGAAATACAAACCATCATCAACCAACACCAACAACAAACTAAACCAAAGAAAGTATAAAATACCCCTTATGAGCAACGTAACCAGAGACGCCCACGGACGAATAACCGGAGGCGTCAACAACCCAACCGGTAAAGGCGGCTTCCAAGAACGCCCACAAGACCGCAGTCGTAAATGGACAAAACGCGGCAGCGTGAAATACAACCTTCAGCAATTCCTTGAACTCACGAACGAGGAACTGGCGGAATGGGTGCAGCGTATGGACGAACTGACCCAAGCCGAACAGATCGCCCTACGCCGTGTTCTTGAATCAAAGACAAAAGGTGAGAACGCGTTCCGCGCCTATCAGGACATTGCCAACCGTACCGAGGGGATGCCCCGCCAGCAGGTTGACCAGACGGTGCAGATGTACGAGCCGCCTACAATCAATGTCACGGTGAAGTGAACAAACCCGAGCCTATTATTCTCAATAAGGCTCGGGTTCCCTCGGGTGAAGACCAGCCTATTGAGAATCGCGCGCACATTATGGAACAAAACGGAACATTCAACCTCGTAATCCCCAAAGCATACGAAGACCTACTGTTCTTCCTCCATGACCGTGACAATCCACCATACCGCTACTACGACTACAGCGGAGGGCGTTCAAGCGCGAAAAGCACCAGCGTAGCCCTAGCCCTAGCACTCGAAGCCAGCATGTACCCCACCCGCATCCTATGCACCCGCGAATTCCAGAACAGCATTCAGGAAAGCGTCAAACAGCTCCTAGCCGACATCATCAGCCGCTATCAGCTTCCCGGTTTCACCATCACCCGCGAACAGATAACACACGTTAACGGAAGCGTGTTCTGGTTCAAAGGCTTGCACGAAGACCCGGAAAGCACGCTGAAAGGCATCGAAGGCGTAGACCGGTGCTGGATTGAGGAAGCGCAGTTCATCACCGACCATAGCTTAGACGTGTTGCTGCCGACCATTCGAAAGAACGGCAGCACCATTATCTTCACCCGTAACCCCCTAACCCCGGAGGATGCGATAACCACACGTTTCGTCACCCACCCGAGCCAGCTCACCCAACAGCGCACCACCCACCATCACACCACATGGCGGGACGCCGAACAAGCTGGAATACTCCCGGAAGAGATTCTGCGACAGGTCGAGGAATCACGAAACAACCCAGACTTCGCCCACATCTGGGAAGGAATGCCCTACGAGAAAACAATCAACCAGATCATAAGCTGGCAGCAACTCACAGACGCGACCGAACGCCAACCTCAAACAGACGGCGGCGTAAGCTTCGGCGTTGACGTGGCCCGATACGGAGCCGACCGAACCGCCGTAGCCATCGTAAAGGGACGCCACCTAGTAGACCTCGTGAGCTGGAGCAAGTCCAGTCTTGTCGAAACAGCGGAACGCATAATAACCCTTACCGGGACACATCATCCAAGCATCATCAACGTGGACGATACCGGCGTGGGCGGAGGAGTAACGGATATTCTCCGCAGCCGAAGCCAACCAGTGAACGGCGTCAACTTCGGAGCCAAGCCCAAGCATCCCGACCGCTATCCGGCAGTCAGTTCGGAATTATGGTTCGAGTTTGCCGAACAGCTTTCGGAAATCACCATCAACCCGAATCTGGAACACCGAGCCGAACTGTTTCAGGAACTCAGCACCCGTGAATGGGTAATCAACAACAGAAACCTACGCGAAGTGCAGCGGAAGAAAGACTACAAAACAGAGAATCAGACTGGTAGCCCCGATCTAGCGGATAGCGTCCTTCTCGCCTACTACAAGCCGCTGCAACTTCCATCGTGGGACGTTGCTGTTTGCTAGGTTTATGCGTTGCGCCCGGTAGACTAGACGCAGGGTCTTATGACGAATCGAGGAAAAGTGAGCCTGCTGAACAATCTCCGTGAAGGTTTTATGAGCGCGTTCGACCGTAACCATGCGCCCAGTATGTCCCCCACACCGACGGGCGGGAACATTTGGCAGCCGATGGGCGGCAACACCATCCCCATGCACGACACCTACGACAACGTGTTCCCGTATGTGAACGCCATCGCACAACGGTTCAGCACGGTAATCCCCTACGCCGTGGACTCGGACAACCGGCGTATCAAACCGGCTCCCGCACCATTGGCCGCGCTCTACGCGCCCAACGACACGTATTCCTGCCTCGAATTTCTGAAACTCATCTCCGCCATCATCCTCACCCAGTCACATTTGGACGTACTGATCTGGACGAACAATGGGCCGGGCGGAGACATTACAGCCGACAACATCATCGGATATACGCTGCTACCGTCGAACAGCCGCCAATACAATTCCACGCGCTCAGACTGGTATCATCGCGTCACTATGGACTTGGGCGACGGCGAACGAGTCTACGAATTTTCCCGAGACGAAACCATCGCCCTTAGCTACTCGCAGCATCCGAACGACCCGACGCGCGGCATCGCCCCCGCCATGACGGTGAAGAAGTGGGCGAACGTGGACGATATGATCGCCGACTATGAGCGTGGCTTCTTCGGCAACAACGCCGTCCCAGCTGGAATGCTCGGCATTGTGTCTGAAAACAGTGAAGACTTCCAACGCAACCGCGACCGCCTCGAAAGCACATTCCGAGGCGCAGGCAACAACAACGGAATCGTGTACAACATGATTCCGGTTGACCCTATGACCCATAAGCCCAGCACCACCAGCAAACTCGTATGGGTGCCGTTCCAGAACGACAACGACAGTCTAGACTTGCAGACCGTGAACGACGTGGTGAGCAACCGACTGTCGAACGCTCTGGCAGTACCGGACATCATTCGTGGCATCGACAACGGGCAAACCTACGCCAACGCCGAACAGGCGGAACGCGCGTTCATCGAGAATACGCTGAAGCCGCTGTGTATGACGGTGTGGGATAAATGGCAATTCGAGCTTGACCGCATCACTGGCGGACTTGGGTATGGCATCACGTTCAACCTTGATCTACCGTCCCAGACCGACATGGAGAAGGTTCAAGCCGACACCCAGAAGGTACGTATCGACTCGCTGACCCAACTTTTGAACATGGGGGCCAGTCTGGAATCTGCCGTGGACGCGCTCGGACTCCCAGACTCGTACAAGCGCCTTGACCTGCACCAGTCGGCTCCGACGCTGACTATCCCAGTAGCCGCAAAACGGTATAGCCGTAATATCAAAACGCAGGAGACAGCAACCGAGAAACGCATCCTGCCCGCCACCCGAACCTACGTGGACAGAATCATCCGCATGGCCCGCCGCTCCCAGAACGGGCTACGCGACGACTTGGAAGCCATCGGCGACCAGTGGATAAACGATGTTGGAGATGACTTGATGACCAACCTCGCAGCCTACGCACGCCGTACCGGCTACGAATTGGAGCAAGTCATTACCGCGTGGGCTGAAGTCCACCCAGAAAGCTCCATTGCCGTGCAGGTCGAGGGATACACCGCCGATGATTGGCGGCAACTCTACTTCTGGACTGAACTCCCCGACACCGTTCGTGAAGCCTACGTGGAACACTTGCGTAGCATCGCCAAGTCCACCAGCAAGACCATCACGAACAACGTCCTTGAACTGCTGAACCGTGCCGACGTGGAACAGTGGGACGCCGAACGCCTGCGTGACGAGCTCGAACGCATGGGCAACGATCACGCCGAGCTGATTGCCCGCTGCGAGACTGTGCAATCGCAACGGCTCGGCAGTCTCTACAGCGCCCGCAATCTCAGTGAGACTCTTGGCGTCCGACTGGACAAGGTATGGCGTACAAGCGGCGACGGCAAGGTGTGCGAGTTCTGCCGTCATATGGAAGGCGACCGAATCGCGCTCGATGACACGTATCTGGCTGAGAACGCCAGCGTCGAGATCGGAGACCGCACCTACGTGAACAACTTCGAGAGTATGCAGACCCCGAACGGACACCCCAACTGCCGGTGCTACGAGGATTACGAGGTGGTGGAATCATGACTTACGACATCCATTGCAAACACTGCGGACGATATCTAGGTTCCTGCGCCCGTGACACGATGGTGACGCTCAAATGCCCGAACTGCAAAGGTTTGGACGTGTATCGCATCGTGCTACTATGGGGGGCAGAACATTAAGCCCATTAAGGACGTTCGACCGCACCACTACCCTACTATTTGAAAGGGCCAAGATGAAGACTCGTAAGAGCTTCGCCAACAGCGGTGCCCCAGAAACCAATGGCCGTACCCTCACCTTCCTCGCCAACAGCGGTAAAGTGATGTGCGACGGACTCACCGTAGATTTGAAGACACTGAAAGCACCGTTAATCGACGGCACTCTGAAACGCGTGTCCGACCTCACCGAGTCCGACAAACTATCACTACCGTTGCTGATCGACCACAGGCCCAGCATCGAATGCCAAGCAGGTGCAATCACCCGACTCTGGATGACCGACGCCGGACTAATGGCCGAAGCGAAACTCAGCGAGGTAGATCAAGGCGAACGTATCCGCCAGCTTGCCATCGACGGATGCCTGACCAACAGTTTCAGCATCACCGTTGAATTCAACCAGCGTCCCGGCAAGGACGGTATCATCCACGATGGCGAACTACTGGAAATCAGCGTCGTCTATCGTGGGGCCGACCCAAGGGCCGCTTTCACCGCAATCAACAGCCGCAACAACACGAATGGAGACACCATGAACCCGGAACTCCTGAAGAAACTGGCGCGTACCATCGCCCAGTTCAAACTCACCCCGGACGAGGCGGAACAGCTCACCGATTCCATCGGTGACATCATGCAGTCCGCTCTCGATGACATCACCGCTGCCATCACCAACCAGAAGGAAGGCGAGGGCGAGGGCACCCCGGAACCGGAGGAACCCGTGCAGACTTCCAACGGTCGCCAGACCATCATCATTAACAAAGCCAACCACGCCGCCCACCAGTCGGGTACCGTGACGTTCTCGCACGACCGTAAGACATGGCTCGACTCCGATGATGCCATGATCGCGTTCGAGCGTGCCCTGATCGACACTGACAACAAGGGTGTCGAAGCATTCCACCGTGAGTGGGCTGACACCGTGAACCGTAACATGTCGGACACCGCATCGTTCGGCGTTGACGACACCAACGTGAACAAGTTCATCCCGACTGAGGCAATCACCACAATCGCGGACGCTTTGAACACGCGCGGTTCCGGCCTGTGGAACCTGCTGCGCAAGACCGGCATGGATCGCCTCACCATCGGCGGCAACATCGCCGGTCTAACTGATCAGACCCGTGCCCACGGCTACCCGGTGGCCTCCTACGGCACGAAGAAGAAGGAACAGGTGCTTTCGTTCGTGAAGCGTGAGCTTCAGGCCGATTACACCTACAAGTACATCAACCTGAACAAGGGCGATATCCGCCGCACTCAGCGTCCGGGCGCTCTGCTCCGCTACGTGCTTCAGGAACTCCCGAACTACATCGTCCAGACCATCGAACGTCAGATCACGCTCGGCGGCTACGCGGACATGGCGCATTTCCGTTCGGTTGTGAGTGATGCCGCCGACAAGTCGTCCGAGTGGAAGGGCAACCGTTTCGCGCTCTCCTACACCCTGACAGCTGACCCTCCGCTGATGGACTTCGTGCGTGCCTCCCACATGGTTCGCGCTCAGGGCAACAAGGTGCTGCTGTGCAACGCTGACACCGTGGCCGATCTGATGGTGTCCGCAAACGCTAACGGAAATACGTACATTGCTCTCGGCGGTGACGATACTCTGGCCCGCGCCCTCGGCGTTAACCAGATCATTACCCCGGAATGGTGGACGGACACGGACGACGCCACCACTATGGGCGTCATCATGCCCGCGTCTCACTACGCGGTGCTTGGCGATACCTCCATCGAGACTTTCACCAACTTTGCGCTGTCCACTAACACCAACGAGTATCTTCAGGAGATTTACGCTGGTGGAGGTCTGGACGCGGAGAAGTCCGCCGTGGTCATCAATCCGAAGAATGAATGAGGTGATTTGCCATGACGATTAAACAAGTCCGATTCGTTAAGGCGGACTCTCGTAACCCGGCTCAGGAGATCGCCGAGCTGGCTGTGTTTGACGTTTCGGGTCTTCCCGTTGACCCTCCGACCTCCCTTGCCGATGGCAGCGTGACGACCGAGAAGCTGGCTAACAATGCTGTAACCGCGAGCAAGATCGCGAGCGGCGTTCTGCCGACCAACGCGACCAAGGAAAAGGCCGGTCTGGTCAAGCAGGCCGCGCACGTTAGCGACCCGGCTGGCGAAACTCCGACTAAAGCCGAGTTCATCGCGCTCCGTAACGCCTTGGTCACAGCCGGGCAGATGGCGTCTGCCTGATACGTTACCCTAAATAGTAGCGGGACTGCACCGCAAAGGCCCTATCTTCTACAATGGGAGGTAGGGCCTAACTCATTTCCGGAAGGAGTGATCATGGACATCGACGCAAGCGTAATCGATCAAGTGGGAGAGACGGTCTACGCGCGGTGGAAGGATGCCGCGCTCGCAGACCTCGCCAACATCATATGCCAAAAAGACCTATTCCCGATTACGGATGATTACGTGGGAATTGTCGTAGGAGATGGCCGCCACATAGCGTTACTGGCATGGTATTCGGATGTGACCAACGTGCAGACCATCGACGGCGTGACTCTCGATTTTCAGGTGAACTACGATATGGGCGACGGGTGGACGCCCGAAACCAAGTACGCCAACTATCTGACTATCACGCAATGTCTTAATGTCGGCACGGCAATAACCGTGACCGGAACGCACGGGTTCGCCAAACTGCCAGCCCCATTATCTTCGGTCTTGGCGGCTGTTATAGAGGCAGACCAGAACGTTCTTGAACAGACCGACCGCATCACGTCCAAGAGCATCGAGGATGTGAGCGTGAGCTACGCAACGATCAACGAGACGGCTATGGAACGTGCGTTGACCCCGTATCGTTCGCTTATTAGCCAGTGGAGTCTATGCCGAAACGGCGGAGACAGCGGCGGTATTCTCTCCATGCCGCGCAAGCACTGCAATCTGCCGTGGTGGCTCAACCCGCAGGATTACGTGGGAGGTGACTACGCTTATGTCAACGCTCTGTGACCCGTTCCGACTGTTCCCTAACCAAGTCCAGACGGCTACGCTTTGGCGGTACACGGCTCCCGGTCTGCCTAACGAACAACTGGCCGACTTGCAGGTGATTGTGAAGCACTCCACCCAGTCCGACCAGCCGACCGAATACGGTTCACGTATCAGCAGCCGACGCTTCCACATCCAAACGGACACGGTTCCCAAGAGTCTGCGCGATAACATGGAATTATGGCCCGACCTCATGCTGGAACTCTTCGATGGCAGGGTATACCAAGTAACGCAAGCCAGTCGCGGCGACGATATGGACATGGGTGAGACCCGATTCATCACCGTGTACGGGAACCCGTATGGTAGGGACAGCATATGAGCTACCGCCTACAGTTGTCCGCTACTTGGGCGCGCAAACTCTCCACCCAACAGTTGAACAAGGGCGGCGTGAAAATGATGACCGACATCCTCAAGATGGCACGTCAGAACGCTCCCGTACTCACCGGCGCTTTGCGTAACAGTGGCCGTTTCCAACAGCTTTCCACCGTGAAGTGGCGTATCACGTTCGGCAACAGTCGTGTGCCTTACGCTCGTATCCGCGAACACACGAACCGGCTGCACCCGAACACGGTACGCTACCTCCAGCGGGCTAGGAACACTGCCGCTAGCCGTGCTAAATCATATTTCAACCTAGGATAGGAGCGCCATTATGATTGATTTGGCTATGTGCATGACCCTCCAGAACGAGGGTTTCGGTACTTACGGAAAGACACTGTTCTTCGGCACCAGCCCAGTACTGGACACGGGTAGCATTACGAACGCCGAGGGCATTTGGGTCAACGCGAACACCGTGGACATCAACGGCGACCTCTACACCGATCAGCTCACTATCAGTAGCCGCTATTTCGACGTGATCGAACAAGGCCGTCTGATGCTCCGGCTCCTGCACTTCGTCAACAATCGTCTGCATGAGTATTGCCGACTGACATGCAACCCCATAGCTGATATAGACTTTGTATCAATTCGCGTGCATCCGGCGACCGCCATCGATATGGACGCCATCGACGGGGAAGGACGCTGGGTGAAAAGCATCCGGTTCAACGTGGATTACAAACTCGACCCGGCAACGGTAGAATAGGAACCGTCCATTAGTCGCGCGTGTGCAGTCCCGCCCGACGAAAGGACATTACAATGGCCTCCTACCCCCTGATTGGCAAAAAGACCGTCTACATCGACGACTTCGTAATCAGCCCCGACTACGTGCAGGACGAAGCCGGTAGCATCACTCTGACTCCCGGCACTACCGAGGTTGCTTCGCAGTCCGGTACTATTAACGTGCCGAACGGTTCCTACGAGGAAATGAGTTTCGAGCTGAACATTATCTGTCCGAGCGTCCGCTACCTCGGCATGCTGTTCCCGGAACTGTACCATAATGCGAAGTTCAAGCGCGTTATCTCCGGTTCGCTGTCCGAGACGGGTCAGGTGCGTTTCGGCGGCAACGAATGCGTTTCAAACACTCCGCGTGACATTATCATTCATAACGTGTGCGATGGCCATTCGTCAGCGCAGGACTTCCGTATTCCGCAGGCGCTAATCAGCGTTGGCGGCGAGTTCACCGTGAGCCTGTCCGACCCGTTCGTGGTTAAGCTGTCCGGTTCGATGGTCTCCGGCGCGAACGGTGCCGTCGTCATGGGCGAACTTGATCTGGATAAACCATCGTACTACGACGAAGATTCCGGTACCATCAAGACGGAGAACGTTCAGGTCACCTCGCTTACCGCATCCCCGGGGAACATCTCGGGCAAGATCGGCGATCATGTGACTGTGAATGTGATGGCGTCTCCGAATGGTGCCACTGGCGCCATCACCGCCACCGTAGCTGAAACTGCTAAGGCTGTCGCTACGGACAACGGGGATAGTACTTGGGATATTCAGTTTAAGCAGTCTGGTGCGGGTACCGTCACGTTCAAGGCTGGCACTGTTCAAACCGTGGTTAACTTTAATGTCGCCAGTGCGTGAGCATAAGTAACGCCCGCCACCGTAGCTGGCACGGTCGGGTGTCGGGCGCGAGTTCTAGAAGTTTCCGAAGGGGAACAGTCCCATGATATCACACGAATGGAGCAACAATGACTACCCCTGTTTTGAGCATCGACACCCGAGAAGCGTTCCGCACCCTCACCGTGAAAATCGACGGCACCGTGTACACCATGCGACCGCTCGGCTCAAAGGATATGCTCACGATCTTGGATAATGCGGAGACTATTGACAAGCTGAGCGCTGGCGTGGCGAACCGTGAGACTTTAGAAACCGCTGAAAAGATTATCTTCCCGTTGGTCGAAAGCCTTATGAGTCCAGCTGATAAATTCTCCGAGTGGGCTTCACAGACCCGTAAGCGTAGCGACCTTGCCTATCAGCGTGCCATGACCGCGTTGTGCGGGCTTATGGCGAAGAACATCACGGTTGACATCAAAGGCGAATAATGAAGTCATGGGATAGCCTGCTTACTCCCGCCGAGCGGGAGGCGATGAAGAGTTACAAACAGAAGGAGGCGGCTCGCAAGCCGCTTCCGAGCGTTCACATCCTCGCCGAGCTTGGTGACTTGTATGGGTGGCAGGCTATCCGCGACGTGTTGGAAAACAACGTGTCTCCTTCCCTGATGATGAAACTGCTCAGGGAAGGACGCCGTATCCGACGGCGGCGACTGGCGGAACAATATCTTATGACGTTCGATTGCATCGCCGCCGCGTTCAGCAAGCACGGCGACCGCAGGATTAACGCGATTATCCAAAAACTCGGGAAGGACGTGTGATGGCAGACTCGACACTGACTCTAGACGCCGAGATCAACACCGGCGATTGGAACGCTGGCGTAAAGGATATTCAATCGGGTAGCCGTCAGATCGAAGAGTCGGCGCGGCATGCTGATGAAGCGTTTGGGAACGTTGATAAATCTTCAAGCAAGTCTTCCAGCGGGTTAGGAAAGTTCGGTGCCGCCGCCGGTGCCGTTGGCGGTCTTGTTTCCTCGGGTATCGGTATGGCTGTGGACGCCATCGGTGATCTTACCGGAGACATTATCGAAGCCTCCGACTCTGCGGACAAGTTCAAAAGCACGCTGAACTTCGCAGGACTGGATACGGGTACGATTGACGCGCTCACCGCCAGCACTCAGACTTACGCCGACCAGACCGTTTACAGCATCAGCGATATCCGTAACGTGACCGCACAGCTTGCCGCCAACGGAGTACAGGGCTTCGACAAACTGGCCGAAGCGGCTGGCAACTTGAACGCTGTCGCGGGCGGTAACGCGCAAACGTTCAGCTCGGTGGGCATGGTGCTTACGCAGACCGCTGGCGCTGGCAAGCTCACCACCGAGAACTGGAACCAGTTGGCCGACGCAATCCCCGGCGCGTCGGGCAAGCTTCAAGAGGCGATGCTGAAGAACGGCGCGTACACTGGAAACTTCCGCGACGCGATGGAGAAGGGCGAGATCAGCGCGGATGAATTCAACCAAGCAATAATGGACTTGGGTATGACGGACGCCGCGAAGGAAGCCGCTACCAGCACCAGCACCATTGAAGGTGCGATGGGTAATTTGGAAGCGTCCGTGGTTGGTGTGGGTACGACGATTCTTGACCAGTTTAAAGGCCCGTTGACCTCCGGTATCAGCATGTTGGCGCAGAAAATCAGCGGACTTAGCGGCGTGTTTACGGGGCTAGTGCAGACTATCGGCCCGATTCTCTCACAAATCGGCACAACGTTCCAGACAGCGTTTCAACCAGTTGTTGGAATCGTGCAATCTCAGTTGCTTCCGGCACTCCAGCCGCTTATGAGTGCCTTACAGAATATCGGCAATGCCATTATGCCTGCAATCCAGCCCATCGCATCAGGGTTAGCTACCGTGGCGAGCTACATCGTGCAAACTATGAGTGTCATCTCAACTGCCGTAACGCCGGTGATTAATAACATCGCCTCGTCGATTCAGACGGTGCTTCCGGCACTCCAGCCGCTTATGAGTGCTTTGCAGAATCTCGGTAATGCCATCATGCCTATTATCACGGCCGCAATCCAGACCATTGCACCAGTGTTGTCTACCTTGGTGAGCAATATCGGGCAAACTATGAGCGTCATCGCGACTGCTGTAACGCCTGTGATTAATAACATCGCTTCGTTGATTCAGGCCGTGCTACCCGCCATCCAATCAGCGTTCCAAGTCTGGGGCACTTACATTCAAGGCGTCATCAACGCGGTTTTCCCATTCATCCAAACGATTGTCACATCCGTTATGAACGTTATTAACGCGATAATCAGCACCGTATTGGCAGCGATTAACGGTGATTGGTCTGGAGTGTGGGAAGGTATCCAGAATATCGTTTCCAGTGTTTGGAACGGTATCCAAAGTATCGTTTCCGGTGCCATCAATGCAGTGTCAGGCGTCATCTCAAGCGTGTTGAGCGGTATCAGCGGTATTTTCAGCAATGTATGGAACGGTATTAAGGGCGCGGTAAGCAGTGCATGGAGTGGAATCACCAGTGCTGTCAGCAGTGGCGTAAGCTCGATGATGAATTTCATCACCAGTATCCCAAGCCGTATCATGGGCGTGTTCAGTGGAGCCGGATCATGGTTGCTGAGTACAGGCCAGAACATTATTCAAGGTCTGATTAACGGCATCACTAATGCCATCGGCGGTGCCATCTCAGCAGTCAAAAAAGCTGTTGGCGGTATTATCGACGGTGCCAAGAGCCTGCTGGGTATCGCGTCCCCGTCTAAGGTGTTCGATCGTGAGATCGGTCGGATGATTCCTGCTGGTCTTGGCCGTGGCGTATCGGAGAACGAGCGTGCGGCCACTCGTCCGGTGGAAGACATGGTGAATTCTCTTCTGCCGTCGTCCATCGTGACGCCCATGCCTGTTATGTCCAACCCGGTGAATTTGAACGCGAACAGTGGCCCGCGTGTGAGCGCGCCTATCACGGTGAACGCTCTTGACCCGAACGCAGCCGCTCAGGAAACCGTGAGGGTGATTAATTTCCATTACGTGTGACAAGCCGCGCGGGTAGACTGAGGGTATGAGTATCTTCACCCTTGACCCGCGCGACGTTCGTCTGACCCTGAACGGGTTCCCCTTGTACGGAATCGACTCATACGGGTGTGAGTGGCACGTAACGTTTCAGAACGTTTCGGGATTGTTTGACGGTGTTGGTTCGACCTTGCAGACCAAGGCCAAAGCATGGTCTGACGGATGGTTTAGCAATATTCCAGTGGCTCAGGGTCGCTCGATCAGTGTCGAGGGTCATATTATCGGCAAATGCACGGAAAACTGCATCAACGCTTGGGATGCGTTTAAACGGTCGTTCAACATCAACAGTCAGTCGCTTGTCGTGGAGTTGGGGAACATCAGCCGTCAGGTGCAGGTCATGCAGTCGTCTTCCGCTCCGCTGGTGGAGTGGGCTGGTGTGAACATTCTCAAATTCAGTATCGGCTTGACCGCTTTGGACTCGTATCTTTACGATACTCAGTCAGTGAGCGGAAAAACCGGGTTGCCGCACACTCAGGGCGGTATGACGTTCCCCTATCATTTCGAGGACCTCAATACTGGCAGTAAATCAACGTGGATGTGGTCTGAAACAACCGTGTCGGGTAGCGTGCGACTTACTAACACGGGTAGTGCTCCGAGTCCGGTGACTATTCGTATCGATGGGCCTGTGGTCAATCCGCAGGTTGAGCACAGTCCGAGCGGGCATACCATGGCGTTCGATCTCAGTTTGGGTGAGGGTCATTACATTCTTATCAACGGTGCCACTCATGAGATTCTTATATCTGGCACCGATCCGGCACGTGGCAGTGTGACCAGACGAGAATGGAGCTACGCGGAGGTAGGTGAGAACATCTGGATGTTCAACGCCGAGAAACCATCGGATAACGCACGGATGACGGTCACGTTCAACCCGGCTTACATCTAAGGAGGCGCCGGATGCCTTTTCTTTCTAACCGATTGTCGCAGTCGAACGGCTTATACTCTGACACGGCGCGTGTGCTGTGGCAGCGTTCCGGATTGCAGTTCATCGCCGTCACGTTGAACGACGGCACGGTGATAGCCGAACTCCCCGACCTCCAACTAACCCACCTGACGTACCGTTTCGAGGAAACAACCAGCGAAACGGCCACGCTCCCGTGGCACAACGCTCCCCGCAATTGGGACGAAGCCACCACACCGTATCAGGTCGCCATACTCCTGTTGTTCGAATCTACCGTCCTGTGGGGCGGTATCGTAGTCAAACGCGAGCGTGCAATGCGCGGAGACGGATTAACACTGACACTGGCAACAGTCGAACACTACCTCGATAACGTGTACGTACAGGATCACACGTACACGAATCGTGACCAGTGCGAGATCGTGGAAGACCTCGTAACCACTACGCTTAAAAAACACCGTTTCAACCTCGTTGTCGAAGCGTCCCCGAGTAAGATCAAACGCGACCGCACATATGAAGCCGAAAGCGACAAAACACTGCTAAGTGTACTGCAAGAGCTTGCGAACGTTTTGAATGGGCCGGAATGGGGTACATCATGGCGTGCCATCAACAACGGGCATTATGAGCCTGTGATGACGGTAGCCGACCATATCGGTTCCACCACTCCGAGTACGACGTTCGATGAAAGCGTTATGACCACGTTCAACCTGTTGGAGGATTACACGAACGGGTATGGCGCTAACGCGGTAATGGCTGTGAGTACGGCTGCCGCTGGCGACCGTCCGCAATCCGATTGGATGATCGCAGACCAACCTAACAGGCCCATGCTGGAATATGTGTTCCAACCGTCAACCAGCATCACGAACAAGGCGACGCTGAACGAACACGCCAAGTCCTCGTTGTTGCAGATGCAGAACGGTACCCAGACCATCACTATGGGCTTGAGTCTGCTTTCCGCTCCGATGGTGTATGAGGAGTGGAAGCCGGGCGACCTCATATCGTGGACAGTGGAAGAAGACGCCGAGCATTTCCCCGACCATAATCACGGTACCGCCCGTATCATCGGGTACGAGATAGATTTTAGTCAGGCGTGGACCATCACACCTATATTGCAGCAGGAGGACACGAATGCCGAGCAAATTCAAGTTCAGTCTAGATAGCGCGGACGCTACAGCACGCCAGTTCTTGGACATTAAACGCCAGTTGCAGGAACTGCCGCCGAGCATCGTCACCAGCGTTAAACCTATGATCGATCAGATCACGAAAATGTATGAGGAAGTGCAGAAGCTGACGAACAATCTTGACCAGCGTGTGCAGGAAAGCATCACTCGCAACAGTTACACCCGTGCCGAGATTGACGTTAAAACTCAGACGTGGAACTGGGGTGTATTGGCTCCCAATCGTGGTGGTACTGGTATCGCCAACGCTTATAACAATGTGTTTGCGTCAGGCTCTTGGCGCGCGGTGTGGGTGTTGCCTGACGGTACTATGGGCACGGCTCAGTCGATTCGTGCAGTGAAGACCGATATCGTGGACGCGGACGACTACATTCCCGTTGCCGCTCTCCGCAAGGTGAAGTGGTGCATATATCGGATGAAGGATGATAAGAACCTGAATCTTGATGACGCGCAGCCGTTGGTCGGCATGATCGCCGACGATCTGGATGAAAACGGATTGGGGTTCTTCTGCGAATACGATGAAGACGGCACGCTGGTAGGTATCAACTACCCCATGCTTGGTGTGGCGGCGCTCCGACTCGCTCAACAGGTAGCGGATGAATTGGACGCGCTCAAAGCTAAGGTTGATGCTCTATCCACTGACAAAGATAAAATGGTCGTAGACGATTCGGAGGAATGATTATGGCTATCATCATGCACCCGCTTACCGCGAAAAACGGTTCCCCGGAGTATACGGCGAACGATTACAGGCACGCCATCAATCCTCTATTAGTACCGTCCGATGGTACCGCGTTCAACGGGTTGTCGGGCATTCGTTACGGTTCTCCGAGTCCTCTGGTCACGGTGAGCGGCATGACTGCTACGGTCAAGGCTCATTGCGGCACCATCAGCCCGTGGAATGGGCTCGGCGCGTACACATACGCCATCACCACGAACACGACAGTTAATCTCGCCGATTCGACTAACAATTACAAAATCGCTATCACGGTGGAAGACCCGTCGCAATCGCATGGCACGACTCCGCGCGGCAAAATCGAAGTATTCACCTCTGGCACGCCTGACTCGAATATCAACGGTCTTGTGATTGCCGAGGTGAAAGCTGGTGTCGCGTCGGATGTGGCTCCGATGATTCGCAACAGCGCTATCCTGATGGCGCGTAATCTTGAACAGCTTAACACCATTGACGCGGTGGACGGGCAGGAGGCTGTGACAATAGTCGATAATGTCCATTATGTCAGGAATGGCGGGACGTGGGTTTCAGATGCGTTGAAAACCAGTTCACATGACGGATGGGCTATAACCGAGTCTGTTAGAAACGGGTTTTGCACGATTAGCGCGAATCGCACATATCAGGGTTCCACTGCGGCTTTCAATGCATATGTGAAAGATTACAAACCTGCAAAACCTTATTTTGAGTGTTACGGGACATTAGCGTGTAGAGTTGGTCTACAGAACGTTTCGTATGGTTATTGCATGGTGTCTTCGCAAGGTCTGTTGGTTTCGTTCAACGGATACGGTAATTCGGTTTCCTTATCCGCTGGCATCACGTACCCAATCAAGCGTGATGCCTAATACTCCCAGCAAATTGTGATGCGCCCTCTCTGCAACGTGTTTTCGGAACCGTACAGAATGAAAATCTGGCCAGATGCGTTGATGCTGAACGATGCCGCGCGATTCGGGTAGTCCGGGTGGAAGAACGTCAGTGGTACTGTACTGCCTGAACCAAGCAACACCATTCCGTATGCGTGGCTGATATTGCCGACATTCGGCACGGTGTCCACGACTGTGTTTTTCCCGACACTGCCGAACGTAATCGTCTTACGTTTCAGCTTCCACGTCCCGCCATTCCTGATATAATGAGCATTATCGGCACGGTCTAAAATAGAGACTATGACTGATATTCTCACTGCAATCATCGGCGTAGGCGGCGTAGCACTCGGAGGATTCATAACATGGTTGTCTAGCCGCCGTTCAGACCTAACCAGTGCATATCAGGCGCTGGTTTCCGCGCAAGGGGATATGAAACGGCAGATCGACGCCCAAGACCAGAAAATAAGCGCACTAATCAAGAACCGTGATGAGATGCAATACACGATTGACCTTGAGACTGGGTATATTCGCGCGTTGGGGCATTGGCTGGCCCAGTTCTGCGAGATTATCGAACCGGAATTTTTAGAGAATCATCCTAAACCGTCGTTGCCCGATGATCTACGCGACCGGATTGCATCACTTGAAGAACTGGCTGGAGATAATGACTAGCCGATTCTGTTTTTGAAAATGGTTCCTTATGGGCGTTATCGGTAATAATAATCTCGATTCGTTCGATGATAAGATGATTCTATGAGACGTTTTAAACGGTGTGTGATTCTTGTATTATTGCTCGCCGTTGTCTCGTTGATAGTCCACGTTTTGATGACGGCCTACGCTGTTTTATGCATGGCGTGACTGTTCTTCTACGCAATCAGCCTATAAAAGGAGTTTCAATGGCTTTGAACGGTATCGACATCAGCAATTGGCAGGCTGGTATCGACTTGTCTGTTGTACCGTGTGATTTCGTCATCAGCAAGGCAACAGAGGGATGCTGGTACGTTTCAGCGGATTGCGCTCGGCAGGTGGAACAGGCGTTGAGTCTGGGAAAGTGTGTGGGCGTATACCATTACGCCAACAGTGGTGACGCTGTTTCCGAAGCTGACTTTTTTGTGAACAATTGCGCGAATTGGGTCGGCAAGGTCGTATGGTGCTTGGACTGGGAGGCACAGGGTAACGGACTGTTCGGGTCTGGCGCGTCTGCACAACAGTGGATTAGGTCGTTCTGTGACCGCGTGTACGAGCGTACAGGCTCCCAGCCTATCGTCTACGTGGGAGCGTCCATGCTTAACGATGCTCAGAATATTGGCGATCGTGGATTGTGGGTAGCTCAGTACGCGAATATGGACGCTACTGGGTATCAGGATACGCCGTGGAACGAGGGCGCGTATGGTTGCGCGATCCGCCAGTATTCGAGTAATGGTCGTCTGCCCGGATATTCAGGCAGTCTTGACCTTGACAAGTTCTATGGTGATGTTGACGCTTGGAATGCGTATAAGGCGGGTCATTCGAGTGTGACCAACGTGCCGACCCCTTCCGCTCCTGCTCCGTCTACTCCCGCATCTGGCACGTACACCGTGCGCTCTGGTGACACGCTGAGTGGTATCGCGTCGATGTATGGGACTAGCTGGCAGGTGCTGGCGCAGATTAATAATCTGTCTGACCCGAATCTGATTTATCCGGGTCAGGTGTTGAAGATCAATGGCTCTGCCAATACGGTTCAGTCCGGTAGCGGCACGTATACGGTGCAGTCGGGGGACACGCTGAGTGGTATCGCCGCCAAGTACGGGGCTTCGTGGCAGACTCTCCAGCAGCTTAACGGTATTGCCGACCCTAATCTGATTTATCCGGGTCAGGTGTTGAAAGTGCCGGGCGGTGCACCGTCACCGTCCGTTACGACGTACACTATCCAGCCCGGTGACACGTTGAGCGGTATCGCCGCCAAGTACGGTACCAGTGTTTCCAATCTGGCGGCATTGAACGGTATCGCCAACCCTGATGTGATCTACGCTGGCCAGACGATCCGCATTAAGTAGCCTATTCGATAGGAGGTTTGTTATGAGCATTAATACTGGTGAGCCGACCAAGTACACCGCGATCAATAACGAAGTGGCGGACGGCAATGATAATTACGTGCCGACGTTCAACGCAGCGACTCGTAAGTGGGCGTATCTTGTTTCCGGGCTGGTTGGTATCGCCGGTGCGGTGCTGAGTTTCGTGAGTGCCGTGCCGGACATGCCGTCGTGGGTGGCTGTGCTGGGTGGCGCTTGCGCTCTGGTCGGCTCCGGCGTGGCGGGAATGTTCGGCGTCCACTACGCAGGCATCTCCAAGTGAGGTGATGATGACAATCGCATTGCTTGAAGTCAATCAAGCAATCATGCAAGGAGCATAACCAATGTTCGAAACATTCCAAACCATCATCAACGCCGGAGGCTATGACCTCGCTGACTTCACCGAGCGCATCAAGACCATGTATGCGATGGGCGAACTCACCGAGGAGGAGATGAAACAGCTTCTCGAACAGGCGCAGGATAACGCCAAGCCCGACGATTCCTATGCTCCGTTGGCCGACCGTGTGAAGGCCTTCGAGGAATGGGAGACGACCATCGAGGAGCGTTTAAGCAAGCTGGAATCAGGTTCATCGACCGACCCCGGCGGCCCCGAGGAACCAGCCGACGAATGGCCGGAATACAAGCAGCCGACCGGCGCGCACGACGCTTATCACGTAGGCGACAAAATCACCTACAACGGGAAACACTACACGTGCGTGCTGGACGGGTGCGTGTGGCCTCCGGACACCTACCCGCAGGGGTGGCAGGAAGAGGCATGACCCGCATCTACACTGGCGCTTCCAAGTGATAGACTGGGGTTGCTCCTTTCGAGCGATGGTGTGATGACCGAATGAACTAGCCCGGCACTGGTCTTGACGACTGGTGCCGGGCTATTCTTTCTTTTTCAGTTGTTTAATAGGCAGTCTCGATTTCGGTATTCGCTGAACACTGGAACGTCTTCTGGGTGATCGTTGTAGGCGCTGACCAGCCAGCCTTTTGCGTATGATTCCTTGGGGTGGGCGTGGATGCGTGCGTGGCATCCCATAGTACCCGAGCCGCAGACGGTAATCAGGTTGCTGGGTAGGTTCAGCCCTTCCCAAGCGTGGGAGCGCATACGCCGGTGATGCAGATTAAAAGCGGAGGCGCTTAATGTTCTCCCACAGATGAAGCATCTGTCGTGGTCTCGGTGGAACACTTTCATACGGGTTTCGATATCAGGGTCTGTTTTGCTCACTCGGATACTCCTTCGCAGTGGAAGAAGTACAAGGTTATCGGGGCGACGAGTTTGAAGAAATATTGTCTATCGGTGTCTGTCTTGCATTCGTGAATGGACGTGATCTTAACGCCTTCAACGCTGCCCAGAACGTCGTAGAGTTTGAGGAACGCTTTGGCGTCTTTAATCCCGATTTGTCCGAACGTGAGTTCCTGTCCGAGTCCTTGGGTGTCGATGATTTCTTGTGCTTGTGGGGTTTTCTGTAAGAGGTTGATGATCGAGGTCAGATAGTTGATGGTGTTCATTGTTGCTCCTTTGGTGTGATGATGATTGGATTAATCGTGCAAGGTTCTAGTCTTTGGTCAGGATGTCATAGCCGAGGTGTTCGGACAACCGCAACCGGTATTGCTTTTGCGGTTTACGGCGTCCGGTTTCCCACATGGCTATTACGTTTGGGCTGGCTACGCCGATTCGTTCGGCTAGTTCCGCTTGTGAATATCCGTGGCGTAGACGCCAGTATTTGATGCACTGGCCGATGGTCACCCTGTCGCTGATAGTCGCGTAGTCAACTGGGATGTTGCCGATGTTCTGTCGTGTGAAGAACTGGCCGGTCTGGCTGTCCTGTTCCACGGTGACTTCTTGGCCGTTGATTACGGTTTTGATTTTGTTTTGCTTGCGCATGTTTTACCTCCCTACGATGTGTGATATAAAGATTATATCACATTGTTTCTGTTTTGCCAAACAGCTCACTAATGGCTTCGCGCCCATCGTCAGTCAGCGCGAACCGCCAGCAATGATGGTGCCGACTGTTCACACCCTCCCGATCGACACGGTACACATGACCGGAACGCTCAAGCTCGATCATGCGCGTCCTCAATCCCTGCGGAGTATCGTCATACTTCGCTAAAACCGCCATACGTTCGATTTCCGCATGGGTAAGCGGACGCTTAGCCGCCCAAAGAATCAACAGCACATGAACCTGTTGCCTGTTGAACATCACGCCACCGCCGTTTCAGCCGAGTGGCGGAGGAACGCGGCCATGCCAGAGGCCACAATCCACCCGGCCACCCACTTGACTCCGAACCGTACCCGGTTGATCTTGGCTGCCATCGCCCATACCGGAAGCGACACCCACGGGCTGAGACACCAGCCGCAATAGGCGAGTTCTCCGAGACTGTCCACGTAATCCTTGGCCCACGTGGGGAGCGAGTTGGACAGGTTCTCGGTCTTTACGGTCAGCTTGCGGCGGAGCGCGGAGAACATATAGCCGGGGCCGGGCGAGAGCTGTACGACAGTGGTTACGTATCCCGCCGTGATTCCAGCCGAAAGCACGGCAGTCCACCAATTGCCATTAGTCTTCATCGGTTTTCCTTTCCTCGTGGCGACGCCAGCAGTGATACCGCTTGTCGTAATCCGCGTACAGGGTTTCGTAGAGTTGTTTCGCCTCGTTGGTGGCTTCGTCGTGGTCGAACCCGTGCTGTTGCAAGACGTATTGAGCGGCACCTACCCAGATGGAGCGGCGAACGTGCTGATACCAACGGTCAAACAGTTTGCCGCACACCTTGTCATGCTTGTTGTCTCCGAGAAAGTCGGCAACGCTCTCCACCACGAACTTACGCAGAGTGTTCGCGGTGATATGGTTACGGTCGAACAGTTCCAGCACGTCGCTGGTTAAAATGTTATTCTTCATTGGGTTCCTCCTCTTCTTCGGGTTCGTCGTCGTCCGCTAGGTAATCGTCAAGGCTGATGTCTTGAGGCTCGAAGTAAATCAATCCGTCCAGCAAGATCATCGGGTAATGCACGATTACGCCTTGATCTTTGGCGATTGTGCGTATCGCCCGGGCGGTGGGGCTGCCCGACGATACGATACGGAGCCTACGCCCCATCTGCTGTGCGTACACGCGGCACGTCATCAGATAAACGGCGCTCTGCCGCTTGCATGTGGGGCATCCGTCGAATAGTGCGAACATGTCCGGGCTTTCCAGAATGGTTGCGATCTTCATCAGAACGTCACCCCCAGAGCGTCGGCCAGCACATCGGAGATATGGAGCGTGGCCAACTGGCGACGCTTATGTTCCTCGATCTCTGCGGTAATGTCCTTACGGTACACGGGAATAACCTGATGGCTTGCCTCTCCGACCACGCGCGGGTCAAACATCGAGAAAAACAGGACTTCCAGCGAATCGCACACCACGAAGTATTGCAGCACCTGAGCTTTGTACTGGTCGGGGATGAAGTCGAAGCCGGTCGCCTTTCCGCCGAGCGTGTATTCCGGAAGAACCTGCTCAATAACGTCCACCAGTTCGGGTTTCATGTTGGCGATATGAGATCGCATGGCGTCCGTGTGCATCATCCACGGTACGACGGTCTGCAAGTGGTAGGCTGAGCCGAGCGACTTGCATTCGATGGCCCACGTCGGCTTCTCAGTGTTCTCGTAGGCGTCTGGACTGCACGCGATACGGTTGTCGTCGTCACTCTCCCAGATACCGCAATCGGGGACGCAATCGACGGGGTTGAAGCCAAGCGTTTTGAGCGTGATCTGAATATTCTCGGGTTCGAGACGGTGGCCGCGTTCCATCGGCGGTTCACCGTCCGCTGGTTCGGCCCACAGTTCCGCGAGAAACTTCCAGAAGTCCACGCCGACCTTAAGCCGCTTGTTCTTGGCTTCGGCGTCCACGATCTTCTCATCGTAGTTCTGGGCCTTCGTGTAATACTCGTTGGCTTTGTCTGGCGTCTTCGCCTTCTTCGCTTGTTCCAACGCCTTGTCTCGGTACTCTTTAAGTTTCTCTACGTCGGTCTGAGCGTAGTGTTCCAAAGCGAGTCCGCCGCTTTTGGTGCCGGTGATACGGCCCACTCGTTCGTCGAGCCATGCCTCGGTTTCGTGGGCTTGAGATACATTGATGATCTTCATTGATGTTGTCCTTTCGGTTGGGTGTGGGCGGGTGACGAGTCCCGCCCACAAATATCAGTTATGCAAAGCGGGGAGCGTACTGGTTGATGACGGTGCGAATCTCCTTGAACAGATTCCACGCGGTCTCTTGGAGGATGGACTCGGGGCAGTCGATGAAATCGGTCGGTTCAGAGTATTCCATGCATCCGTCCGTGTAGATCGGATCGTCGGGTTCCTCCCGCCAGAAGATAGAAAACAGAAAGACGTGGTTTTCCACGTCATCGGTGACTTGGGCGCACAGCTGGGTGTCGGTGAACGTGATAATCGCCGTATCATACGGTTTTTTGTTCCGATTCATAATGGATGCTGCTGACTTTATCGAAGTCAAACTCACACTGGTCGATGACGTCGGAAAGGTTGATGCTGTTCATTGTAACTCCTTGGGTTATATATCAAGCCGTTTGTTTGATATGTACAATATATCACATGTGGTGGGATTAGTCAATCAGCGATACGTAGGGGGCATGTCCCAGCGCCCTAGTAGGACGTGGATAATCAACAGTGATTGATGGGCGTGATTGATAGGCTCACGCACAAAAGCCCGGAATATAAGAGGGGGACTACTTACGTTCCCTTTTCACGCCTCGCTTTCGCAGTCGGAAAGGTCAATGTCAAAGCAACGCGCAATATAATCGAAGTTCTCACGCTGCTCATCAGCCGTCAACGCCTGAACGAGATTATCCAGCAGCGTTTCCGCGCCGAGCGAGTCAAGCAGCTTGTCGAAGGCAAGTTCGTTGTCAAACATTTCAGATACTCCATTCCAGCCCCCTTATTAGAACAAGAGGGCTTATAAATCGGTTTATTTTAAGCAAAACCCCAAAAGTGCGCCAACGCGAAAGGCCACTTACATTCGGTCGACGGCGTTCATCAGACTGTTCAGGTCGGTTTGCGTGAGTCCATTCCATCCCCTGACCCGACGTTTCAGAGTGCCGTTGATGAAGTCTCCGCGCTCCGCAGATGTGATATTGTGCGCATCCATAGCCTTGACCAGATCGGCGTACTGTTCGGCGCTGATCGCACGGTCTGCGGTCTCGTAACGTTGCTTGGCATACGCTCCGTCGTCGTCCTTGTCGGGGAAGATGCCCAACACTGCGTAGAGACTATAGCGGCGGGCGTAGGTGATCGCGCTACCGACCTGCTGGGGGTCGCCGGTCACGAAGAACGGATAGGAGCAGACCACCATCTGGTCTGTATCATCGAAAATGATGGTTTCTACTGTTCCGATGGCCTGTCGCGTTTCTCCCGTGTTGTCGAACGTGACGCGCTGGCTGAATGCCAGACCGTACTTCTCGAAAACCGGTTTGATGGTTTTGAGTATCGTGGCAAGGTTGAGATACTTGTAAGTCCGGTTGCCTGCCTGTGCGGTTTCGTCGGTGACGAAGTTGGGGACTTCGTTGAGAACTTGCATGAACTTGTTGCTGAGGTTGTTGGTTGCCATCTCAATGTTCCTTTCTGATAGTGTGATGATATATAAAGTATATCACATGTTGCGTGATATTACAAATGTGATTACTTGAGTTTGTGGACTGGGACCCTCACATGGAGGCATTGGATGTTGTACCCTCCCGCGAAAATGCTCTTGATCGAGAAGCGGTCTTTAGGTCCGGAGATGATGCCGTTGATTCTTCCATCGGGGCCGATGTAGGTCCACTCGATTTCGTCTATGCCTCCGGCTTTGTCGTTGCAACGGTCGATGATGTCGGCCTTCTTGCAGGAGGCTTCCTTGTCGAGGAACGTGGCGAACTTTACGGGGTCATAAACGGAGTCGTATCCATGTTCTACAACCATCTTGCCGTAGCTGCTTTTAAGTTCGGCCTGAGCCTTAAGCTTGTTATAACCGTCGAGCTCGGGATCGTGCCGGATGGCTTTCCGCTTTTCCTTGTACTGCTTGTAGAGGGCTGGGACTTGTTCGGTGAGGCTGGCTTTCCAGTTGTCGAGCAGTTGGCCGATGGGTTTCAGGTTGTTGTTCATTGTTACCTCTTTGGGGTATAAGGTCAAGCCGTTTGCTTGATATATATAATATATCACATGTGGTGAGATTCGGCAATCAGCGACACGCAGGGGGCATGTCCCAGCGCCCTAGTAGGACGTGCTAGGACGTGTGACTAGGACGCCCTGAATGGCGGAATAACGCCAACTAGGACGCTATGACACTAGGACATGCATTAACTCAGATTGGCCACGCCTCGCCGTTCGTCAAATACACATTATCCGCGTCCCCGTTGTCGAACTGGGCATCCAAAAGCCCGTTCAGCATTGGCGTCCCGCCGAGATTGTACGCCTCAACGAAGAGTCCGAGGCGGGTCGGCTGATTGCCTTCAAGCACGTACATGGTGCGCGCCCACTCGGTATCCCCGTTACGTTCCTCATAGTCCCGGAATGCCTGCTCGTACACGTCGGCGTCAATGTATCCGTAATCTCCGATACGCCAGATATCGTCTGTCTCGGTGTATGTGTCGAAGTCGCGGCATTCGGGGATTAGACTGGTGTCGATGCTGTGAATCATGTCGCGGGCCTGTTCGACGGTGATATTTCTAACTGTTTCCATTGTTTCCTCCTTGGGTATATCTCAAGCCTCATCGCTTGATATATTCATTATATCACATTGTGTCTTGTGATGCAAACAAAAAAAGCCGGGACTCGCCCGGCCTGTAATCACTCTTCCTCGGCGTCTTTCCTCGCTATCTCGATGATCTTGGATACCGCAGCAGCCATATTCTTGATTCCGTTACGTGACGCGAACGATGTCACCTGATGCACGAACTCGTCGTACAATTCCATAGGCACCAACCCGAGCATGTCCGACTTGCAATCATCCACGAACTGTTCAAGTTCTTCGTATTCGCGGGTCAGAAACAAAAACTCCACGTCCTTATACTCGTACTTCACATTCAAACCGTTCAGGTTGACTTGCTGCGGTTCGACGTGCGGTAGGCTGTCCTGATCGAGTCCGCTGAGCAACAAGTCATCTACGTTGTCCATCTGAGTGACCAGCTGCGCCAGTAGTTTCTCGTCGGCGTGTCCGGTGAGTTCGTTGGCGGCTATCTGCTTCGCCGTTATGGTGGAACGTGTCATAGGCTTCGTGTCCACGATAACCGGGATACGTTGGATACCGGCGCGGGCGGCGGCTCTTGTACGATGATGGCCGGAAACAATACTTATCGGCCCTTCTCCGTTCGGTTGCGAACAGTACGGCAATGACTCCAACATCCCACGTAGCTTGATGTTCTGTGTCAGAGCGTCGAATTTACGCGGTTCCATGACCTGCGCGTTCAGGTCTTGTTCCTTGAGATTGGTCACGTCAACCCACTTGATTACCAAACCGTCGGCTATGGTCATTTCTTGCGACGTGTCGACATCGGCCATTATTTCCTCCTGTTCTCTTTGGCTAGGAACTGTCCGAGAATGTTCCTTAATCCGATCTCGTCGTGCCAATCGCTCTTATACTGCAATTGGTACTGTCCGTTTTTACGGTCGCGTCTGTCCAGTTTCATCAGGCCGCGAAGTCCCTTGGCTTCGGGGTATCGCGTGTATTCAACGGTTGCCAGCCCATCGCATGCATCGACGAGTATCTGGGTCTTGGGTGTAGCGCAGAGCTGGAACGTGGAACGACGTAACGCTATCATCGTGACCAGCTTCGTAAGCCGATACCGTTCGTGTGATACCCCGAATGCTTGACGCAATACCGCGTAGCGAATCGTATACATAGGGTTCGGCAGACCATATCCGATGATCCCGGCAACGTAACCGTCGATTAGTACGAGAACGCACATGGGGCTTACGTTTCCCGATATCCTATGTCGCATGACTTGTAGATACGAGTCTTGGGCCGCGCTATCGCGTAACGGTACGACCTTGATTTCGGAACGTTCGGTAATCTGATGATCTCTGGGCAATATCGGTATCGGTATCTCCGCCGATTTCGACGACGCCACAGTCACCATGTTCCCGCCGACAAGACGTTTGACCTCGTTCGGACGGTTGGAATTCATGTAAATCACACTGTCCAGACCCAGACGCCTAGCGTAGACCGGGTTATCAGTTGCGGCGTTTCCGGGCGTTTGCTGCTGCTGGCAGATCAGCAACGCCTTACGCCCATCGAACAGCTTACAGAGCTTGGGAATATCAACGGGAGCATTGAACACGTTGTATTCAGGTTCCGCCCATTGGAATCTTCCCCCGGTATCGAAGAACTTTTCATAAGCTCCCGGATACGTAGGAGGGTTGGCGAACACGATGGTGTGCGGGTCGTCCATGATGCGTTCCGCGTACTTCATCGGGTCGGTGGCCTCGTATCTCAGCCCACCAAGTCTGACCATATTCGCTGCGATTCGCTCCCGTAGCTGGCCGACGTGTTCCGAATCGTTGATGTCAAGATCAGTCAGAAGTTCACGGTAGTAATCGATATCGTCGTGCTTGCTGAGCCGCATACGGTATTGCGCCATGATTACGGTAGCCGCGTCATCCGCTGCGTTTCCTGAGAGCGAGACTGGTGAACCGTCAACGGTTGCCCGCATTTCGGTGAGAGGCTTACCGCTGTACGCATATCCGAGCGCTGCGGTGTACGCCCACACGTCGCACGCCTCGATTTGCTCCGGTTTCCAGCCGTTCTCCACGGCGACCATGCAGTTTGCGAAGGCTCCGGCGTACAGTTCGACGTATCGCGTATACCCTGACGCGGGTGCCTGCCTAAACAGATTCCCGTTCCAATCACGTTCGGGCTTATCCCAAGTGTTGAGGAACAATATGGACGGTGAGTTGAAACCTGCCATCAGACCGCCCCCCAAGAGTCGAACTTGGTGCCTCTCAATTCGAGATTGGGCGCTCTATCCGGTGAGCTAGGGGCGGAATAGCAACGGTCATTAGAATAGCACATTTTGATCGGCCTCCAAACCTTTTTGTAATTCCTTGACTTCTTCACCGGTCTTTTCCTGCCACCATTGGGCGAAAATCGTTCGGTGGCACAAGCCTTTTCTTACGTCATCGAAGCATAGAAGCACGGTGTCTTTACCGCCGTTGAGTTGCGATATCGTTTCAAGTTCCGTTCTGATGCGGGCGACCCCGTGTGATTCCAGCATGGCACGATACCGTTCGGTGAATTCTTCGTCGGTTCCTTCCATGAACCATCGGCCCGGCGTCACTGTTTTCGCCGATGCTGCGATTGTGTATGGAAGTCGCCATCGTGGCGAACCGTACGTTATGCGTACCGGTATGCCTTGCGCCGGGGTAAAGTCGCGGTATCGGTTTGTGTAGACCTTCATATGCATCCTTTCCATGCAATGTGTGATATATACATTATATCACAATGTTGGTTTTTGTTGCAAATTATCTTCATCCTTAGCGTCGTTCGGGAAGAATTCATTTTCCAGAGCCTCCACACCGCCGATGGCACCCCAATACGCACGCCTCGCACGCAGAAAGGTCGCCACGTTGGCGGACATGGAATCAGGGAGCCTATGGGACATCCAATTCGACAGCTGCGCTTCGCTGCGCTGCTCCTGTTTCTGGACTCTCCAATTAACCGGGGCGGCCAGCCACACGGGCAGAGTCCGCACGTACTGCAATGGCGTACCCTCGCACGACTCCACGAAGCGCTTTGCAGCTCTCATAAGCGCATCGGCACCGACTTCATCGAACGCTTGATTAAAGTAGCGCAGGAATTCGTTAGAGACTCTGCATTTCTTAGGCCACAACTCTATAAGCGCCTTGAGGGTATCCACCGAATGGCAGGTGACTGTGATTTTTTCTTCGCCGCGCGAGTATTGTTCTTGGGTTTTGTTCTTTTGGGTATTGTTCGTCAAAACCTCGTTTTGGGGTAGGTCAAAAGCAGGTTTTGGGGGGTCAAAAGCAGGTTTTGGGGTCGGTGCATGGTCATAACCCTGTTTTGGGGTCGGCTTCCACAGCGAGACGTGATACCGGTTGGCCCTGCCATCGGACTTGACCCGTCGGATGTAACCCAATTGCTCAAGCACATTGAGGCTCTTGGATACGGTGGGCTGTGAGCAACGCGCGATCTTTGCCAGCCGCTCCAAGCTGGGCCAGCAGACGCCGGTGTTGTCGGCGTGACGTATCAGCGCCATATACACCAGCAGGTCGTAGCCGCCCAACCGGTCATCATCCACCGCCCAATTCGGCAACATCGAAAAACCCGAGTTCTGTGCTATACTCGTATCGGACACGTTTCCACCTTTCTGTTAGCGCCTCTCTTCCATTCTCTCGGGGGAGGCGCTTACTTTATTCCTGTTCCTATCTTATTTGATGTTGGTGCACCCGGTTCCAGTGTGCATATATATATTATATAGCTAGCACATGCTACTTGCAATCAAAAATAATCTGATGTATATTTGAATCATGTACGCTAAAGACTACACCGCAACGACAGAGCAGTACGCAGAACGCTGGCACCTCAACATCCAGACAGTCCGCAGATACTGCCGTGAGAAACGACTGCCATACATCAAGGTAGGCAACCGCTACTACTTCAACCCCGACATCGCACCACTACCCATAGGAGCAACGATCAACGATGAATGACCCAACAATCACACTGCCGCTCGCACGCTTGGCGGCAGACCCCGAACGCAAACAGGCCCGCAACGGCACCCCCTACATGCTTATCCGAGTCGCCGCCACAGGCGGCCATATGGACAAGACCACAAACCAATGGGTAGACCACGACACCATGTGGGCGACGATCTTCGAGTATGACCTGAGACTTGCGGAAGCCTACGAACGCATGCTGCGCAAGGGCACACCGGTAAGGGTCGAGGGTATTCTGAAATGGAAGACCGGCACCGATAATCACGGTCAGCCGCGCACCGACTTCATCATCAAACACGCGACCATTAGTCTCGCCATACTCAAGGAGAAGAAACAGCAGCCTCAGCAAACTCAGCAGTCCGGCAACCAGTGGCCGGGAACCAACACGGTCGACCCGACCAACTCGTTCAACCAGACCTACAACGAATGGGACGTGTTCTAAATGGCAGGGAACGTGAGTCAGAAAGACAAGACGCTCAACGAGATCATCGACTGGTGCGAACAGCTGGAAGCGGATGGACTGAGATTGGCGAGCGCTCTTCTGATGCAGCATGACATGACAGCATACGGTGTCGTGCAGGGACAAATCAACGCATACGAAAATACAGCCGACCACTGCCGTTCCATGCTCGGCTATTCCGGCTCCATGCCGTCCGAGGTGCCGAATCAAAGCGAGGACGCGAAATGACGATTGACGAACTGCATGATTACTGCCGTTACCTCTTCGACGAGAACCATGTGCATGGCGTGCCTGACAAGTGGAGCGAAGGCTACGAGTTCGCGCTCAGCCTTGTCATGTTCAAGTGCCATGAGGGATTAACAGACG